CCCCAAACGGCCAAGACCTGCCGAAGAGACCATGCACGCTAGCAACCAGACTGTTGAAGTAATCTAGACTGCCCGAGAAGTTGATGAAGTTACTGACATTGACGTTGCTTGTTGTTTGGTTTACCTGTCTGACACTGAAGACCTCGCCAAGCAGGTTGTGAAGCTCTCTAGACACGTCAACCATTCCCTTATTCACGAACTCCCGTGAGACTCTTATTCCCAGATCGCTCATTGCCCCCAGTAATTTTGTACCCTCCAGCCCCTGTTTTTCGAGAAATTCCATGATCGTTTGGATGTCTTTTATGTTTTCCACGTCTAGCCCGCCAAGCTCGATAATCTTCTTAAGCTTGTTTATACGGTCGTCAATGAGTTTGTTTACCTCCTCTTGCAGCCGCTTTTGCCGCTCAGTGATCTCATTCATTGTCTCGTAGTATTCTATTTCGAAGTCGGCAGTGTTTTTGCCCTCGGCCTTCAGCCTTGCTATCTGATCGCTCAGGAACCTTGCCTTCTCCTGTAGCTTGTTTATTGCCTCTTGCTTTCTGTTTTGGACATCGAGAAGCCTCACTTGCTTATCGTAGCTTTCCGACACATACTTTACGAACTCCGCACGTAGCCCTTCCCACTCTCTGATCGACTGTAGCAAGGCATTTTGACTTTCCAGCTGTCCGTTGATGTTGTTGATTCTGTTTTCCAGGATTGAGATTAGATCGTTGACATCTCTAGCAACGCCGGCATTGTCCAGGAACCTCTTACGTTGCTCCTCGGAGATGATATTCATTTCCCTGAGTGTGTTAACGATGCCGGCATAACGGCTCCACAAGTCCTTAGCAACCATGTTGACACCGAAGATTGACTCGCCGAAGCCGCCCCTGTTTTCCCTAAGCCAGTTTAGGAAGTCCTGTAGTGCCGCTTTTCTACGTTGTAGGTTTCTCACCTCGTTTTCGATTGATTGCCGTTGCCGCTCGATTTGCTCACGTGTCATCAGGTTGATGTTTGGGTTTACCGTGACACGGCCCAGCTCCTCCTGTAGCCTTCTTATCTCTCTCGTTATCTCCTCGATTTCCCGCCTGATTGCCGACTTATCGCCGCCCCTTGCCATCTCGTCATTGAGAGACCTGAGTTTCGACTGTAGGTCGGCAATTTGCCGCTCGATTGCCCTTCGCTCCTCGTTGTAGTAGCCGTTTACGATCTCGGCCTGTCTTCTGTATCTTTCCTCAAGCACGTTGACAAGCCTGTTGTGTAGCCTCGTGATCTCGCCGATATCGGCAACGTTGCCCAAGCTTTCCCTCAGCCGCTCGGCCTCACTGTTGAGAAGTGTTATTTCCGCCTGAAGCCTAGCCGTGTTTTCGACCACGGCCGGCAAGCTTTGGTTATAGAAGTTAACGGCACCCACGATGTCCGAGATTGCCTGTGAGACCAGAGAGATAGCACCGACAGCCGCCCCCACGGCATCGCCGCCGGCAACGCCCTTGACAATTCCCGAGATCGCATTGACATAGCCTCTGATATCGCTTGCCACCTCGCCGCTCAGTAGCCCTATCTTCTCCAGGCCGTCAGACAACGCATCAACGACCCTGACCACATCGTCTATGATGTTTCCCAGTTGTTTGAACAGATCGGCCGCTTGCTCAGTGTTTTTGCCGGCACTGTCAAGCTTCTTGTTTATCTCCTCAAGGTCTGTGATCAGATCGGCCAGTGTGATGTTGCTCAGCACCGCCCGCCACTCCTCGGATGTCAGGTTAGCCGCTTTGATTCTGTTAGTGATCTCGCCGAAGCTTCCCCTAAGGCCATTCAAGTTAATCTCGGCTTGCCTCAGCACCTCAAGCTCGCTACTCAGGACCGACCTCAGCTCGTCACTAAGCATGTTGTTTTTCTCGGAATACTCCAGGATCTTCTTGATCGCCTCCATCTTTTCCGACAGAAGCTTCAAAGCCTCCTTCTCCCTCTCGTTGTCTTGCCGCTTAGCCCTAGTGTTTTTGTCCACCACTCTTTCAATGTTTTTCAGCTTTTCCACGTCAACCGCCGATATATCGGCATGTTTTTTCGACTCTTTCCCTGCCTCCCTGATCTTCCTTGCCAGCTCCTGATATTCTCTAGAAGCCCTGCCGACAAAATCGATCACCAGGTCGTAATCTCTCGGTAGAAGACTCTTTCCGGCAATTCTCGAGAACTCCATCATTGCCCCCACGTTGCCGCTCAACAGCTCTCTCACGAACCCTTCCGAAAGCTTCTGAAACTCCTTCCCCCTTGCATTCAAGTGCCTGATCACGTCATACACCAACGCCTGTTGCCTCTTCGCCAACACCTCAACGTTTCCCGTCTCGACCGCACCGACACTTTCCAACACCCCCCTGATAGCCTCGGCAACCTTGCCGATTCCGCCCAACACCCAGCCGACCCTGGATGTGATGAATTCCAACGCCCGCCCGACAGCATCAGCAAGCATTCCGAATACCGGCATCAACGACCTCACCACGCCCTCAAGCCTCGACAACGCCGGAGAAAGCATGCCACTAAGCCTCATCGACAGATCGCCAACAAGGTTGATGACCGGCAGCAGAATGTTGCCGAACGATTGCAGAATGTTATTGAGAGAGATTTGGACCTTCGCCAACGCATTCAGCTCTCCCGAAGCCTTCGCCATTCCGCCATACGTCCTCGAGAGGTACTCTATCACCTCGGCATTGCTCGCCCCCCTCTCATTCAAAGCCTTCAGGTTAGCATCATACCTTGTCAGCAAACTCTCGCCCGTTGCCAATTGCTTACTAAGCTGTATGAACGCAGTTTGCACGTCCATTCCAAACGTACTAGCAATGTTTAGAGCCATCTTTGTTAGCTCCTTTGCCTCGTCCACAGTGTAGCCCATTTGCACCCCCAGCTTGACAAGCCCGAAGATAACGTCATCATCGACCGCCGTGACCATTGACAGCTTCTCCGAGAATTCCAGTAACTCGCTCGTGATCGCCCTTATCTCGTCTTCCGTCTTGCCAACCCCTTTCAACGCCACCTCCAACTGTCTGATGTTTGCATGGTACGCCGCAGCCTCGGATAACGCCGTCTGTAGGCCCTTCAACGCCGCAGCCGCCCCCAGGATCTTAGAGACAGCCCCGGCAAGACCACTGAACATGCCGCCCAGCCCCGCCTTCTGTCTGTCCACGCTCTGTGACAGATTCTTCACCTCATCGTTGACCCTCCTTATGTTGTTGACCGCATGATCGACCTCAGCCTTGACCTCGTAGATGATGTTGATGTCCGCCATACAGCCATATTGTCTAGCAGCAGCCAGGACAAACACAAGTTACCTGATCTTCAGGATTCTCTTGAATTCCTCGAGATTCCAGCTACCGGCCACGTCCACCGCAACGTTGAACCGGTAGTAGTTTAGGTTGACAAGGAGTACCCTGATCTCATCGAACGTTAGCCCCAGGATCTCGTCAATCGGCCGCTTGGAGTAGAAGAACAACTGTGACACGGCATAGTACAGATCGGATGTGAGAGAATCGAACGAGACCGGCTTTCCCTCGTCCCCCCCAACGCCCACGTTATACCTGACAACCTCAGTGTAGATTTGCCGAAGCAACGAGTACTTGCCACGGCTCAGGAGAAACCGCAAGTGATCGCCGGCAGAAGCAAACCTGTAGAACCGCCTGAAGTAGACACTAAGCAGCCTGTTAAGCCTCGCCAGCTCGTCACTACTACGTTTCACGAGAAACGTAAAGATATCGCCGGACACGCCGGCTACCGCATTGAAGGCATAGAAAAGCAGGTATACCTCTCTAACGCTTCTTTTGAAGATCTTTACCCTCAGCCCGCCAACGTCAACGATCTTGACCTTGTCCAGAAACGCAAGCATCACGTGTTATGAACTAGCTTGGAACGTGCCGACCGCCCCCAACACGCCCTTGTTTGTATTCCCGTCAACCGACAACGCCTTCAGCCTAAGTGTCATCACCTTTTGTGCATCGGGAGTGTAATTGATCTCGACCCCGGCACCCGAAGAACACTTGAAGAACAGCATTGCCTGTGGATCGGACCCCGTCCCAAACCTTGGATTGTCCGTCAGATTGTCAGGATCGTAAGCAGTGTGGTAGACAAGCACCGTGAAGCCCTCGCTCAGCTCGGTACCCTTATAACTTCCCTTGAGAACCTTTGTCTGACCGGCCGTTGCAGTGTCAGTAGGATTGATCTGAAAGTACTTGACTAGGACATCGTATGAGATATCGGCAATCGGGATCTCGATCTCGACAGTTTCGGGAGAGGCAACTTGTATCTTCCTGACCCCCTCCTGATCAGTAGAAAGCTCGAGTAGCTCCCTGTTGAACGTTATTCTCAGATCGCCCTTTGTGAATATTTGCCTCCAAGTGATGTTGCTTGGTATGGTGCCCGAAACGGCATCATCGACCTGAGAAGCCGACCACGTGTGAGTACTGAAGAACACCCTATACGCACCGGTAAGAACGTTGCTTGCCATCTTGCACCCCCTCTACCGTTATTGTAAGCATCAATAGAAGACGTAAGCAACTTCAACAGTGATCTCCACCACCGACACGCCCGCCCTGTCATCGGCCGTCCTCAGGATGTTTGTAAGCCGCCTGACAGTGTACCGATCGCCACGTATCGACTTCAGCCGTGAGATGAGAACGTTGAAATCGTCAAAGCTCAAGGCATTGCTTTTCACCTTCAGGTACAATGTGATCTCGCAGCTCAGAGTCCTGTTGTCCTCAGTGTACCGCTCAGTGTTAGACAAGGCCGCAACCTGTGTGTCCTGTGAATTGATGAAATCTTCCAGGGAATCTAGAAGCCTGATGTTGAAAGTGTTGAGTAACGGCCTGACGGCAAGCCTAAGCTCGTCAACCACCCATTCCATCTCATACCCCCTTGCCCTTAAGATAATTGTTGAACTCTTGCCTCAACAAGTTTTTCAACAGCCGCTTTGTCTTCTCCTCGACCGTTTTCTTGTCAACGCTCATCAACGCCGCCTTGATCCAATACTTCGGCCTTATCTTCGTTACTCTCTTTAGCTTGAAGTATGGGATTGCTTTTTGCTTCTCTCTCAGGTAGAAGACATCGCCGGCAATGAAGCCCTTCTCGAAAACATCTCTTGGAGTTTGCCTGATAACGCCCGCACGTGTGAGATTCGCCGGCAACGGCACCCACAAACGCCTAGCACGCCTAGGTAGAATGGTAGCCCCGAACTCCTGAGCCCGGCCGTAAACGGCCTGAGAATATATTCTGATTCCGCCCGTTGATGGATTGTAATCGTAGTTTAGTGTCCTTCTCAGAAAGCCCGTCCGCACCCTCATGTAGTTTGTGAACGTTGTCTTTGCAATGTTGATTGCCTCGCTCACAATAACCTTAAGCTTGACACGCTTGAAGATATCTTCCATCTCTCGCTCAAACCGCATACTCGCCGCCCATCATCGCCATGATCTCCCTGAGTACCCTTTGCCGCTCAACGTTGAAGTCCTTGTATGTGTTTCTAACGCCGTCAACGCTCTGATCGCTACTGACAAGTCCGCCATACCTCGTCTCGTAGTACGACAGGTAAGCAAGCTTAGCAACGGCAAGCTTCAGCAGGAACGGCACGTCATCTTCAGAGGCATACCCTCTCTGGAACCTCACGTATACTCTGCCCGCCGGCCTCCTCTTGAACCTCAGGACCATCGTTGTTGGATTGAAAACGTAATCAATGTCTTTCTCGTTGCCGTCCCCGGCAACCTCCTTGACACCAAGAATCGAGAAATTGACTCTAAACGTCTTGAAGACAACGCAATCTCGATTCTCCAACGAGTTGTCAAAACTGTACTCATAGACCGTAAGTAATGGATTGATATGATATGTTTTGAGTGTGTCAATGGTAGAAGAGATCAACGATGACAGGTAATCGTCCTCCTGATTCCCCGTGATATTTAACATTTGCTTCAACACGTCTAGGATCGTCATTCCAAGCAGAAGGGAGAGGCCTAGCCTCTCCTTGCTTTCCTCTCCACCTTGTCCTCCTGACTCTCAGTGTTGACATCGTCAACGGCCATCTCCACAACGCCCTTGAGTTTCTCGTAATCGTCACTCCTTATATCGACAACGTCCCCCGCCTGATATAGCTTGCCGCCATACCAGAAACTGACTTTCAGCCTGACCTTCATACTACACTCCCGAAGCACTCAGCCACCTGACAAAGGCCTTTGGTATCACGTTTCCGACACTGTGTAGCCTCGTTGCCTTGATACTTATGACGTCCTTTCTGAAATCGTAATCTCTCGAGATCTCTACCGTTATCTCCTGACCAACGCCTCTGAAGTGACCGGCACCGAAGTTACCGGCAACGATGTATGGTAGGCCGGCACCGTTAGTGGACGCCGGCATCACCTTGCTAAGGAACACACGGTAGCCGGCAACCGTTGGGGGATTGATCGTCACCGGTATTTCGACTTGGTAGCCGCCCGAGGAACCCGGCACCTTCTTTTGCCTCGAGAGAATGTTGAAGAAGACGGCACTACTCATGACCAAGACAACGTCCTGTGTGTTGTAATCGCCGTCAATCAGTGACAGCCCGTTGATGATTTGCTCGGAATCGATCCACGCATACCCTGTTGAATTGCCGATGACCGCCGGCACATTCTGATTATACCCTATGCCGGTAAACGGCACGCCGGTACCCAGTAAGGCCTGTTTATCTTCCTCGGCAGCCATATCTCTTGCTAGCAATTCGGAAACGTAGTTAGCAAGTTGTATCTCGCCCCATTCCATCATTTCCCTTGAGATTTGCACGAAGGCCGCTTGTTTCCTTGCCGTCAGTGTCAAGCCGGCACCAAAGATACTGTCACTCTCGGGAATATCAACGGCCTCATCGGGATAGTATACACTGACACTTCCGGCAACCGGGATCTTGAGTGTCTTTGATGCCATTGGGATATTCCTTGAGATCTTGCCGATGACCCCGTAGCTATTGATCATATCTTGCACCTCGGCCAATATTTCCTCAGGCAGCACGTAGCTAGCACCGGATGTGCCCGTAGTTACCGCCTTTTTGATGTAGCTTCCAAATTCCTTTTTTGCACTGTCTCTTGTCCTCTCCTCAGTGATGATGCCGATCGTCTTTATCTTCACTATTTCTTCCTTCAGCCCCTCGATACTTGCCTTTATTTCGTCTATTTCCTTTGTCTTCTCGGCAAACCTGACAACGTTATTGCTCAGCTCCTCTAACTCCTTGACCAGCTCCTCCATAGCACCCCCCGCAGATAAACCTATTTCTCGTTGCATGTGTCACACACGCAACGGATACGTAATGATATACCTACTCCAGAAGCTTTAGCAAGTTTTTAATCTTGCCCACCACGGCTTTTATCTTCTCCTCGTCCCCGTTGCTCAGCTTCCTGTTTGTCCTCCTCAGCCGCTCAAGGATGTATTCCATCTTTCTTATCTTCTCCTCGGAGATCGCATTTTGCAGGGAGATTGCCCTTGCATTCAGCCTGTCCTCAATGTATCTCAGAACGATCGCCTCGGGATTCGCAGGGATAGAGACAATCGAGATCTCCAGAAGCTCAACACTGTTATACACCAGGCCCTTAGCCCCCGGCACGTATTCAATGGGAATGAAGCCGAAAGACAATGTATTCAGGAAGCCCTCCCTCACCAGATCTCGCACCTCTCTAGCCAACGGAGTATTCGCAAACTTTATTCTTGCAAGCAAGGCATCGTTGCTTTTCGACAGATCGATGGTTTTACCAATGACCTTGTCCCGATCGTGATTGAAAAGCACGATGGGATTCTTGAGGTAGTTTTCTAACCTGATGCCATCGATTTTCACGACATCGCCGCTTCTGTCAACGACCTCTCTAGACACAATCGCCGTGATAGTGTCACCGTCAGCCTCCTTGTAGACGACCGTTTGGAAAGCCTTTGCCTCCCGCTCATCGATCATCTCAATAAGCTTGCCCGCCGCCTCGAAGATATCGTCATCGCCCTGTTGCCCGGCACGTTGCCTGATCGCAACAAGCCCGTTTCTCGAAACGGCCTTGAAATCATCGGTAAACGGGTATTTCCACCTAGCCTTCGTCTCCTCGTTTTCCACCTCGTCATCGAAGCCCAGAAACCACCTACTGAACGCCGACCAGCCGTTTTCCGCAATGTACCTGTTTTCAAGCTCGGGATCGGGAGGATTCCACTCCCTCTCGATCTTGTAATCGCCCCTCTGAATCTTATTTTTAGCAAACTCGAAAGCTTCCCTGTTTAGCCTGTTTGCCATGTTGCACCCCCTAGGAAGTATGAATGTATCGTCTACGGCTCGTAAATCAAAGTACACCTACAATTGACAACCTCGCTTGCATCGACCGCGTTTGGATCGCCAGGATACATAAGCCCGTTTGGGAACACCTCGCCGATCCACGCTCTAGCTCCGTGAATTGCCCCGTGTGACGGCCTCACGGCCTCGTCCAACGCCGTGACCCACACCTTGTATTCGAAGCCGGCCGCCTCGTGATACGTGAAGTTTACATCTTCCAGCACCGATGTAAGCTCAGTCCTAGCAATTGTTGTTGCCCTTGCTCTTTGGTTTTTGAAAGGCCGTATGACCTCAACCTTTATGTTTTCCTTGAGATCATCGCTCAAGTCCATCACCTTTCCGTAATCATTCAGCAGGACAACAATACTGTTTCTGACCTGTCTTTTCACCGTCTCGTTGACCCGCTTTATTTTCTTCGCATGGTTGTCAATTATGTTTTCCACCAGGAAGGCCCAGTAATCTTTCTGAATGTGTCTGTTGTGAACTTGCCTGATGAAATCGAAGAAGCTACGAGTGTAGAAGGCCTTGACATCAGCCGCCAGGTTATTGCTTCTTTCGGCAAAGAAGGCATCTAGCCTTTGCTCGAACTCCGACAGTGACATTTCTTGCCGCAGCACTCTGAAGACATCGTCCATCATCGCAACGTCAAACGCCTTGATACTCTCGGCAATGTTTTTCGTGATGATGTTATGGAACTCCCTGTCCGTCCTCCTACGGAAAGAGAAAGCCCTTGTCTGTATGTCCGTGTAATCTCTCGTTGTCTTCACAACGATGTTTGCCGTGTTGTTTTCCTCCCGTGTCCTCAACGGCTTTGGAAGATTGAATATCTCGGCCAACTGATCGATCGGATACCCCATATTCCACAACATCATCATTGCCTGTATTTTGTCCCTGATGTCCGTTTGCAACACCTCGACAGCATCGGTCCTGAACCGCATTGTCAAGCCCTGCCGAGAGAAGACCTTGAGGTTGAACTCGCTCTCGATCAGCCTTGCTAACGGTATGATCGTCTCAGTGTAGAACACTTGGTATTGTTGCCTAGCATTTGCATAATTGACACTGTCAGTGTCCCCCACAAGCAGCCTCGGCACGCCAAGCACCGCCAGGATCTCGTCTCTGACCTTGTCCTTGACGGTCAACGTCCAATCGGGATACCTTGCCTGTAGCTCTCTCAGCTCCGTCTCGCCCTGTAGGTATAGGAATGAGTAGTTTGACTGTAGCTTTTGCTCCATGTTTTCGATGAAACGTTGCACCTCCTGTGATGGTAGCATCTGACGGTTGATGATCGCAATTGACGGCAGGTTGTTACGCCTGAAATTGTGGACAAGAGAGGCATTGATGAGATAGTTTAGCTTAAGCATGTCCTCAACGCCCTTTGTTGGGCTATCGCCACGTATCGTCCTGTGGAAATCGTTTTCGTCCGGTATGAACCTCTTGAAGTGAAGGATATCATCGGCCGGATACGTTGCATTGCCGACCCTATACCTAACGTCCACGCCGTCAACCTCTAGACTCACGGCCGACACCGGCAAGCTAACGATACTCTTCACCTCACTTCCGACCCTGACAATATACACGAAAGCGTTGCCGTGTGTGTATAGGTCGTAGACAATAGCCCTGAGAATATCGTTGAACTGTAGGCCGTCAAGGAACGTCCTGACCGGCTCGCCCCGCTCGTTGACCACCTCCACTCTCAGCCGCTGTAGCCCCCGGATGATCGCCTCGATGCCGGCAACGAAGTAAGCATTCCGGAACACGTAATCGGCCGAGATCTCCAGGTTGCCCCCCGGCAGGATAACGCCGCTTCTAAGCCTCTTGATCGCCCTGAGAATGCCGTCAAATAGCCCCATACACAAGTATTTTTTACCAGACACGGCCCGCCAAGCAAGAATCGTTATCACTTGACATACACGAAGAAACCGGCCGTCTTAGCCGTGTAGACAACGGCATACCGCATTGCATCTAACGCGTGATTCATGAAGTCCACCGGCTCCTCAAGCCACTTTCCGTTTTTCTGTTTCCACGAGTAGTTTTTGATCTCCTTTATGAAGTTTTCGCAGTGATTCATGATGAAGATCTTGAAGCTCTTGATGAAATGGATATCATCGGCCGTCCTAGTTTTCATTGCCGGCACGGCCCAAACGCCGGCCTGTTGCAGCTCTCTTATCCTGTCCGGCTCGGCACTATCGCAGACGACAACCTCGTTTTCGCCGACCCTGTCCTTCACCACCTCGATAAGCTCGGAATTCGTCAAGTGTGTCCTGTAGAACTCGTCCAGAACGTAGATGTGTTTTCTGTCCTCGTCAACGGCAAGCTTGACCAACGCCGTTGGATTGTTGTAGCCGAAATCAAGCCCCCAAACGACCCTGTGTTTCTCGCCGGGATCGTAACGGTAGATGACCTCAAAGTTATCATACACCAGCCCCTCAGGTAACGCAAACTCGCCAAGCGTGTAGATCTTGTAAAGCGTTGTGTTTTGATTCCTCAGGTCCTCGAGTAACCGGATGTAATCTTGGGATAGGAAGGGGTTGTCCTTGTAATTGCTCCTGATGATTCTGATGTCCCGCTCCTCGATCATCACACGCTCGGATATGTAGCACTCGACAGGATTAGAAGTGAGAATGATCTGATTCTTCGTGTCCGTCCTCCTAGACAATCGCATCTTGAAGATTTGGTAGTCCTCGTAGCTAAACTCGTTAGCCTCCTCCATCCAGATATAGTTGAACTCGGTAGACTTGATCTTCTCCCTGTTGTCAAGAGACAGGAACAGCAGCATGTTATCACGTGTCACCAGCAGGTGCTCGGCCTTGTTGTAGATGTATGGCACGCCGAGATCACGCAGCATCTCGAGAAACGGCAGAATGATGGATACCCTCAGGGAAGGAAACGTTTTCCTAGTGACCAGGAAAAACCTGTTTTTCTCGGACAGCAGCTTGTAGACCAGGTATTGCATCGTTGCATAGCTCTTGCCGCTTCTCGCCCCGCCTATGTTGACAATCACCGTCTCGTTGCTATTCACAAGCTCTCTAAATATTCTCGTTGCCTTGAACCTTATTTCCCGCATTTGCATCAACGATCTCAAATATTATTTTTCTGTCCTCCTCGTGTATCGTTGCCCCCTCGGCCTTCCACCTCTCCGGCCGCTTGTTTGTCAGGAAGAATATCATTGCCCGCACATCGCCCTTGATCGCCTTGAGATACAAAGCGTCCTCAACAAGCATCACAGCTAACTCCTCGGCCTCGGCAACCTCTCTTGCAAACCTCTTGTCCTTCTTAAGCCACCTGTAGAATGTAGCTCTCGACACGCCGGCCTCCGCACAAGCATTCGCTCTGGCCTTGCCCTCGAGAAGAAGTGACACAATTTGCCGCTTCACTGTCTCACTCTGTTTCGCACGCATGCCTGAATTCTAAACGATCGGCAGACGGCCGATACAGAAAGGTAAGGGACAAGTGATGATGAAGTGACCGTCAACGGCCGTCAAGTGTTGCCGTTGCCGTCCGCAAGTTTGAACCTTGCCGCATCTTCCATCATAGCTCGCATACTTCCCCTCCTCCATTCCAGCTTCCGCCGGTCATCGATAGTGACCCACTCATCGTAGATGGATTTCAAGAATGGATTGAGAGACGGCAGATGTGAGGCATCTTGCCTTCTCAACATGTCCATCTTACTTGCAATGTATGTATACGGCATTTCGGCAAGCCTCAGAATGTTGCCCCAGTCCGTGTATTCCTCCCGCCCCGTTATCTTCTTCCAAAGGTAGGAGATAAGCCTGTTTTTCAGCCTGAAGTTATCGTTTCTGATGATCTTTGCAATTCTGATGTAGTGATGTAGCTCATGGATGAAGAGTCCCCAGCCGCCGGCAGGATTAGCCCTGTTGAAGATCTTAGCCGCCAGCACCAGCAATTCCCTGTAGTCCTCGTTGTTGCCGTTTCCGTTGAGTTTGTCTCTCAGGGCAAAAGCGAACCTTTCCGACAACGTCCCGTCATACCCCAACGCTTTCCAGACGGCATTAGCAAACGAGAACAGCTCTCTCGTCTCCTTGCTTTTTTGCTCCTCCTCTTGCCTCATCTTTTGCACCTTCTCTTGCAGCCCCTGTGTGTTTTGAGTTTGCTTTTGCTCGGCAATCTCCTTGAGAGTGTTGATCACGCCGCCCCAGTAATCTCTCTTTTCGGTATTCCAGTAGATCACCTGTAGCAGGTAGGAAGTGTCAATGTCCTTAGCCTTCCAGGCAGCAACGGCAAGAAGAATGGATTTGAGAATCTCAAGCTCAATGTGAGTTTGGATGTCCAGCTCCGAGATGTAGACCTCTATCTGTTTTCTCACGTCCTTGTCCCTAAACATTCTGAGAATCTTTCTTATCTCCTTCATATACCGCCTCGTCAAGTCCTTGAGTTTACCCCTAATGTTTCTGATAGCCGTTGTCATAACTCCCCCCTTCGGGATAAAGATTCCTTTTGGTAGTTATGAATCGCCTCAAGCTTTTCTCTTGCTCGCTCTCGAACCTCTCCAGCTCATCGTCAGAGATCTCCCTGTTAAGCCTTGCAAGGAACCTCAAGAACTCCTCTCTTCCTATGAAGAACCCCATCAAGAAGTAGCCCGTCTCGACCTTCAGGAAGTGATAGTCCGTGTCCGCAAGCAACAACGCCTTGACAACGTATTCCAGCATTGTCCTATCGGTATCGTCCATATCGCTAGAGATCTTGACAAGCCGATCAACAAACCTTCTAAACATCGGCTTAGTGAGTATAGTGTTGTCACTCTTGATCAGCAGCAGTGAATCAAGGTAGGATGACAGCTCCTCACTCTCCCTGATAGCCCACTCGTTGTTTCGCACCAGCAGCCCCAGAAGAAAACAGACCTTGGAGAGAAGATTGGGAAAATAAAGCTTTTTTGTCCTAGAGATGAACTTGATAAGCCTCTTCTCTTGCTTTCTCACGGCATCTTGCCTCCTCATATTCCCTCCTTTATTATCAGGGACGGCAGCCGCCCCTTTAAAAGAGAAAAAGCAACCAACATATCACTCTCTCAGGATAGATTGTAGCCTTCGCTTGTATTCTTTCAATTTCCTGACAGTGTCCTCATCGCCAACCCCCAACGCAATATTGATAAGCCTGTTAAGCTTGCCGTGTATAAGCCTTGCCTTTTCCTCGTTATCACTGACCGTCCTCACCCTCTCGATGAAATCGTCCCCGACCACGCCTTTCAACTCCTCAAGCAGTGAGAAAATTTGTCCCTCCTTCCTCTCATCGTCAGACACCTTGCCCGCACCGGAAGCCTTAGCAGCATTCGCCCCGCCGTTAACGCCAACGGCACCCGTCCCGTTGCCAACAGCACTTGCCTTGCCGTTAACGGCACCGCCGGCAACGGCAAGATCGGCAGAAATGTAATCATCGGGATTATCGACCTCAACGTCCTCGTCCTGTGTGAAGACGTTAGAAAGCCCGAGAATGTGAAGCACGGCATCGACAACCGCCCTCTTCTCCGACATCTTCAGGACAGTATTAGCAAGTGACCTCACGGCAACGTGTTTCGGGATATTCCTACCAACAAGCCTCTGTACCTGTAGGTAATACTTCGTCTCGTTGGTACTCGCCAAGCCGAAACCTTCAGAAACAACGTCATTGCTCCTATTCAGCACCCTACACTTGACAATAACGGAGAATTCGTCCTCGCTCTCCCGCTTCTCGAGAATATCAACAGTGATCTTGAACCCCAACGCATAACAGATTTTCTCGGCCCCGGCCTTGAACAAAAACGGCTTTTCAACGCCAGGAACCGTCCCGTAGTCCTCTCCCGGCTTGAGAAGGCTCTTGATGAAATTGTGGACCTGATTGACCTCCTCAAGCTTCTCCCTGAAACTCTGAATCATTGGAGCGTTTGCCCCAACGATGTTATTATTGTTAGTATTGTTAGTAGTGATGTGATTGATTTTATTCATAGGCCCCTCCTTACTTTCTTTTCGAGGGGGATTGTCCCCCTTAAAAGCCGCCCTTCCTTGCCGATTGCCCCGACAACCTGAACACCGGGAACGGACACTGTGACAGTATGTTTTCGACCATGTCCAGGACTTGCAGCTTTTCCGAAGCAAGCCTTCTCTCCTCGTCCTCCGTTGCCGTGCCACGGATGAATTGCCACCTAGCCCTCAACTCCAACAGGAGATTCTCATTCTCCGGACGGGAATAGACCGATAGATGCCCCAACGGCATCTCTTCAAGCCCGGCCACCACAATAACATCAATCACCCTATCAGCTATACGTTTTCTCATGACCTCGTGTATGGAATCGATCTCCCCGGCCAACCTACCAAACGTCACGAGTAACGCCCTGATGGTTTCGATCTTCTCGCCGATGCCGGCACCGCTGCCGGCAAAGTAGAACCCGTCAGACATCATCACGTTAGACCTTATGAGAATATCGTATACCTCGTCCTCAACCCTTTTGAGATCGTTGACAGCTTGCAAGACCTCGTCTTGCAAGCTTTGCAACTTGTTTTGGAAACTCTCGCTCTCCAATACACTCTGAAACTCTTTTTTCCCCGACATACGCACCTCCTTTACGATTCAATTATAAATGATCGTTTGCTTGAAAGTCAAGGCTTGCAAGCTCGATAGCCCTGTCCCAGATTCTACGGCCCTTCATCGAGAACGGATACGCAGACACGCCGGCACTTGTCCAATCAGCACACCTCCTCAACGAAACTCTGATTGCCGGCTCGCCGTCCAGGAAATATACTTTCACGACCTCGTCCCGCATCTCACGTATCGTTTTCGGCAACGCAAGCTTGCCGAGAATATCTAGGAACCTCAAGCCATCGTCAAAGCTTGCAAACCTAGCAAACATGAACTTATACGTCTTTTTGCACCTCATACGGCCCTCCTTTATCACAATTGATCTTTATTTCTCATGAAATAGTGGTAAAGCAACCTGAAGCTATCGGGATCGAAGATCGCATCAAGCTTGTCATAGATCGAAAGGTAGCCTTCCCACCTCCCCTCAACATCATTCCAGAAGGCAAACGGCATATCTAGCCTGTCAATGGTTTCCAGCACCGCCTCCTCGGCCTCATGACAAAACAACGTGATTGCCATTTGTGAAAACTCGCAGGATCGGCCGTGAAGCACCGTTGCCACCCTACTATCAAGTATGATGTCCATCTTGAAAATCTGAATGACAAGCCGATCATTCACAAACAGCCTGATATCGGTTTCCAGCAGATCGGCCATCTCGTTGATCTCGGACAGTCCGATTGTCCTTCTAGCCCTCGGCCTCCTACCGAACACCTTCTCGCACTCGTCAAGTAGGATCGTCATGAACTCCCAAGCTCCCGTGAATGACGCAAACCTGACCAGGTAATCACCCTTTTTCTCAGGTTTTCTCACGGGCAGCCCCTCACTCTCCGATACATACACTTTCTTTTTCTCTAACATACGCACCTCCTTTTTTCTGATAATATTATAAATCAAAAAAGCCGGTTTGTCAAGCCTTTAAAGCTCGGCCCTGTCCACCGTTGAGAGAACGAGAGATTGCAGGTTGCCATTGTTTTTGAATTCGCCCGTGTTTTGGTTAAGCCTGAGGCAAAGCTCTTTCTCTTGCTCCAGTGTCAGATTCACGAAGACCACGGGCACTTTCTTTATTCCAAGCCGCTTTGCCACCTCCCACCTGAAGTGTCCCCCGACAATAACGTTTTTTCTCTGATCGTTTGAATTCACTATCAACGGATCGACAATGCCGAACCTTTGTATACTTTCCATCAGGTTTTTCAATTGCTTCTTGTTGAACTTTCTAGGGTTATACTCGGAAGGCCTCAACTCGTCAACGTCAACGTATGTGATTTGCACCATGCCCACATTATACGTGATGATGAGAGGGTTTATCAACATCGTTGCACCGGGACCACAGCTAGAAGTGAGAGGCCACGATTCCACACTTTGAAATTTCGTTGAAATTTCGTTGAAATTTCGTTGAAATTTCGTGAGATTTCTGTTAGTTTCTGATCGGTTTTCGGCCAATTTTCGCCAAATTTCCGATGAGATATATATTACATATGGATGTAACCATATGTATGATATATCACATCGGAAATTGGGACGATTTGATGGTTTTTTTTGGTTTTTTTGTGAGATTTTGGGGGATTTTTTGAAAAAACGTTTGGTTACGGAACTTTCGGAAACTGCCGGAAATCAAGCAAGTTTGAAGCAAAAATCAAGCAAAATTGAACAGAATTGAAGCAAAATTGAAGCAAATTTGAAGCAAAATTGAAACAAAATTGAATGAATTTCAAGCAAATTTCAAACAAATTTGAAGAAAACCAAAACAGACTTGCAGTGGATCTGAAGCAAATTTGAGGAATTTGGGCCAGATTGAACGAGATTGTAGCAGATTCCAAGCAGAATTGAACAAGTTTGAATGGATGGACGGATTGACAAAACGAGGTTTCTTGCATCTAGCCGCCACGTAGACTCATAGTTTCAACGTAGGAGAATGGTATGTCAAAAGCCATAGTTTTGCACTCGGGAGGGCTCGATAGCACCGTATGCCTGTTTTGGGCAAGAGAAAGGTTTGATGACGTCATCGCTCTCAACATAACCTACGGCCAGAAACACTCCATCGAATCTCTAGTTTCCTCCAGACTGTGTGAAAAGCTCGGTATTGACAGGATCTCTCTCGATATCTCGGGCATGTCCCCCCTATTCGAAACGTCATCACTGATCGGCAAGGGAGAGATAAGGGAAAAGTTTTACCCCGAGAGAGGTATAATCTCGACCTACGTCCCGCTCAGAAATACGCTCTTCTCAGTGATCGCCGGCATCGTTGCCGAAAAGTTAGATGTGACCAACATAGTTTTAGGTATACACTCTTCCGATTCCCCAAATTACCCTGACACCCGCCCCGAATGGGCATCTTCGGTCGAGACTGTCTTGAACGCAGGATCGAGATTCGCTTTCGAAGGTAAGAGACTGATTGTCCACACGCCCCTTGTAAGCTTGGTAAAAGCAGAGATAGTCCGACTAGGTATGAAGCTGGGAGTGCCGTTTGACCTCACGTGGAGTTGCTACTCGCCCGTAGACCTAGGAAACGCCGTGAGGCCGTGTATGGATTGCCCGGCATGCCACGCAAGATCAAAAGCCTTTGGAGAGGCCGGGATCACAGACCCGCTGTCCGTAGTGTATCTCGGTTGACCACCCTTACCGGCTTCCCGGCCATTCTCGCCACCCTGAGCTCTAGCTTCAGCCCCCTACTCACGTGAAAGTCCTCACGGCTAAACACATACACCCACACCTCGTCACACGCAAGCAGAAGCCTTACACTCTTCTTTCTCGCCTCCCTCTCGCTCAGAGAATCGCAGTAGCCAAACAGTAACGCAGAATTGACAAAGACAACGTCATTCCGCACCTCGTAGCACTCGCAGATGAAGTCCCTTATCGCCTCCGCCCGCCACCACTCACGGCCAAACCTATGTGCCAGGTAGACAAGCTTTGCCCTAGAAGCCATACGAAACGAAAAGGTAGAGATACAGGTTAGTGAACGACCTACTCTCAACACCAAGCCCCAGGAACAAATCACCATACACCCGCCGCATGTAATACACGGCACCATCGCCGCCGCCAACGGCAACGCCAACCACGTTGTCCCGCCTAACAGGTATCAGCACAGTGTTTGACACCTCGCTCACCCTCTCCACCACGACCTCGACCACAACCTCGTTTGTCACCCCGGCAACATTCGTAACGTAGTTTGTCCTATGGAACGTCCTAGTGTTGGTAATAGTGACAACGTTTGTTTTCACTTCCACGCCCCCCTTTCCAACATCTCCACGTAGCAGTTGCCAGCACAGAAAGCCAGCCGCACACGCAAGCAAGATGACCAGAACCGCCAACGCTAGAAACATGACAGATCGCATACGCCCCCCTCAATTCTACTCCTGACAACCTCGTTTATGAACCTACTAAGCTCCACGTAATCACGCCCCGGCTTCTCCCCCGTTGGATATAGAAACAGGTTTCTCCTGATCTGCCGTGTTGTGAACCTCAGCACCGTCCAACCCATTGCCGCCGCCAACGAATACTTTATGCAATCTTCCTCATACCCGGCCGGCTTGTTGTGCCTGCCGTAGATGTATACCCCGCCCTCAACCTCAATTGCAACCTTCAGTGACGGGATCGCATAATCGAAACGGTATTTGAACTTCGGATAGGCAAAGTAGTATTCCCTCTCCCAGCTAAGCCCGTATACGCTCTGTATCGTGTTAAGCACCGCCTCGATCGGAATATACCTCATATCTTCTTCCTGAGCCACTCGATGAAAGCCTCGGCCTGATGATCGATGAAAAGCCGCCTCATCACCGTCTCGTAATCGTTGCTGCCCTGCCTTATGTTTCTGTTTGTCTCCCTCTCGTATCTTCTGACAAGGTCCACGAAAACGTCCCTCTTCTTCTCGTAGAGATTGTTAGCCCTGATGTAATCGTCCACCAGCCGCCATATCTCCCGCCTCAACCTCACGGCCGCCGTGTCCTGATACGTTGCCGGGTAGAACCGCTTGCTCAACGCCACTCTCTCCAACACGTCCTCCAGCTTCAACACCACCGTGTTTACCAATTCCATTGCCTCGTATTGCTTCTCCACGATCTTTGCCAGGTTTTCCGTTATCTTCTGTGTGATCGCCAGTGATTTCCTGAACTCGGCAATACTGCCGTCCCTCCTCTGTGAAAGGTAGTAAGCTTGATCATTCCCCTCACCGCCCGAAAATTGGACACTTTGTCCAATTTTCTCATCGGGAAATTGGACATTTTGTCCAATTTTCAGGATTCCCCTGTGCCTGAGATGGACCAGTAGGTTTGTGAACTCCTCATCGCTAAGCAACAGCTCATTCCCCCGGCCCTTGCCCCCTTGCTTCTCAGGAAACGCTTGCTTTATCGCCCGCCTAATTGTCTTCTCGGATAGCCCGAGAAACTCACTTATTCTCCGCACGCTCCACATGCCGCCCCCCTTCCACAGACAGAAACGCCGTCCTGACACTAATACTCCTCATGTCCAGCACGCCCTCCACAAACAGGTATAGCACGCTCACAGACAACACTTGGACCAAATACGCCTCGTCCGATACCTTGCCAAGGTATTTCAAGGCCCACCCGGCCGCAAAATTGAGAACGAACACCCAGAACTTCCGTGAGAATATTTTACTACCTAAGCCTCGAGATAACATACATCACAAACGAAGTTACAAACGACAGAATCGCCGTGATCAACGCAGTTATCGTCAGGTTTCTGTTATGCCTCGTCTCCTTCTCGAAGTCCTCCAGCCGCTCTATTCTAACGTTATGCTCAGATACCTTCCGATCGATCGCATAAAGCACGTTTTTTATCTCCTCCAAGTCCTTAAGAATGATGTCAAATATTTTGCCGTTAGTGACCCTCTCCTTCATATCTCGCCAAGTAGGTATTTCAGGTCGTCATCATCGCCCGGCCCCTTCGGATAAGCCCTGTAGACCTCCAGGTATACATCGACCCTGTAGATGTCCTCCATCGTCAAGCCAATGTCCACGGTATCGGCAACGCCAACGCTCGCATACCCATACTTTTTCTTGATGAAGCCAACAATAAGCTTGACAAACTCGGGATCTTTCACGACCTCGTCTGTTATTCTCACCGGCTCGACCCTCACCCTGAGATCATCACGGCCACAAGCAATGTTTCCCTTGACCAACACCGCCTCGCTCATGTTGCCCCCAGCTTCTTTTTAACAGAAAGCCGCCGTCCCTGTCAAGTTTCCTAGCCGTATTCCTCCACGCCACGATACCTCGCCCTATTCAGCCACCCCCTGAGAAATACCAAATTCCTACTGTTTCTCTCGGCCAGCCCCCGGTAGTAGCCCTCCTGATGCCTGATGAACGCATTGATCAGCTCGTCCTTCCGCCCCCTGTCAACGGCATCTTTAACCGCAAGCAGAATGTCCTCATTCATGTCCCTAGTGTCAGCCACCCTATACCCCAGGTCTTCCAACGCCCTGAGTAGCACCGCTTTTGCATTCCTCTCCCCCGCATTGATGAGAAAATCGCAATACTTCGTTGCAACCTGAAACGATATCTTCGCAAGCTTATCACATCGGTACTTGACCCAGTAATCGTAGTAGTAGATCACCTTTGCTTGCTCCCTCGTCAGATTCTTTATGTCAAGATGGGGATATTGCCTCTTACTGATCCCGTAGTTTGTCTCGCCGCCCGGATCGTTGGGATGATTCACATACCCGCCCTCGTGCCTCAGTATGTCCCTGAAGAACCGCTCGAACCTCTCGTCCATAGCCGTATGATAAACTAAAACCACGCCCGCACTCTAACATCGAAAACGCTACTACTGTTGCCGGCCGTGAACGTCCTGATATACACGTCCACCTTGCCGTCATCTCTAAGCCTCAGCACCTTCGAATACATCGTCCCGCTCAGACCCAACGGCTCAAGATCGTTTGCATTATTCCAGTAGATTATGTCCTCGCTCCCCCAGTACCTGTCCCCCCCAATGGTAACGCTCCTCTCAACCTCTATGTATCTTGGTAACGCCGGCAGTGTAGTAACGTAGTATTCCGTGTTTTGCTTATTCTCTAGACCATTCACCTCTTGGATCAGGTCAGGAACCGGCAGCCTGAACCTGAAGAGAATGAAGCCCATTCCGCTCAGATCACTACCGTTTCTCTCCACCTTCGCTCGCACCCGTACCTGATTGTCCTTGTAAACGTATGAAACGCCCCCGTTAGCAATTCCCATCTCGGCCCAAAACTTCCAGCCGTCCTTGCACAGAATGTTTGGATTGATGTTGGTATAGTAGTAGATCACGAAAACGTCCCTCTCCAGATCGACCGCCACCGAGAAGTTAAACTCGTTGTTTGTGTACCGCTCGGGAGGAACATTCCTCGTAAGCACGTTGAAGACGCCCTCGAAAACCGAAGTAGAACTGATGTATTCGGCCTCTTGGTACATCAAAAGCACCTTCTTATTTTTCGAATACGGCCCACTGAACATGTACATGTTTAGGTCTCTCAGGCCGCCCACGCTTCCGCTAGAGACCACGGTAGGCACGTAAAGCTTGCTCAGTGTTGACATGAGAGTGTTGTTGTCCTCGTAGATGAATGTACGGAAGCACACCGACCTAGGATTGACCCTAACGCCTTGCAGTGAATAGGTCATCAACGGCCCGCCGTTGCCAAGATTCGGAACAAAGCACGCACTGACAATGTCATTCTCAAGCCTAGATGGTATCTTGATGTATTCCACCACAACGTTTTTTCTGAATTCCTCGAGATCGACCGCCTCAACGGCAAAGTAGTAATACACGTTGCCCGCCGCCTCACAAATAACGGTTTTATACTGTTTGCCGTCATCGCCGTTTACGACCGTCAACGGCTCCAGAAACACGACAGTAGAGAACTGAACAATGTTTTTGAGGAGGTAGTTGTAGTAGAGGTAGTACGTGAACTCATCGGCATTCCTAACGTCAGCAGCAACGTTGACCGCCACGCCGCCATCGTCCAGGTAATACCCCCTTGCATTGTTAGCCTCCAGGACCATGCCGCCCGTGTAGGAATACTTCTTTGATATCTCGAACGTCAGGGACATAGTAGCATTCTCCAGCTCCAACGAGTAATACTTGCCATCGCTACTGTATACCGCCAGGCCGGTATAAGCAAACTTGCCCACGCCCTCAAGCCCCGATGAGATATTCGCTCTAGCACTGCCGTATGAATCTCGTATTTCCACGTTACCGCCCTCGGTAATTAGCTCTCTCGTCAGCCCGTAGATTAGCATACGCCCCCCTACGTGAACAACGCCCTTGTCTTATCTATGATCTCGTTGTCAAGATTCCTGAATACCAGTGTCATCTCGTAGCTACTGTCACTATACCGCACCGCCTCAACGTTTTCTTGCAACGCCCAGACCTGAAAAACTTTCTTGACCGTCCAGCCCGATACCGAAGCCAGCACATCGTGTCTATTCCAAACAGTGTTGTAGATGTTTTGGTTGTATAGCAAAGCAATGTCCCTTTGCCCATCGTAACGCTCCAGAAGCAAGACCAAGTTTTCGCTAATGTCATACAAACTGTCTTGTGAGATATCTGAAAGCCCTTTGTTTAGCAGCCATTGGTAATCATCGTCCCTGTCCACCAGCCAGTAGCCGTTGAGAAACGTAATCTTCTCGTTGTCATAGTATCGCTTCACGCCCACCCGGTACTCGTTGACAAAGTCCTCAATCAGCCCTATTCTCCGAAGGATTACCGAATTCGACACCTCGGCATTCACCACCCGCCAGCCGCCAGATGCCAGCAGTGAGATGTTGAAAACATCGATGCCGGGAAAGCTCGCCAGAAGCCTATTAAGCATCTCGTCCCGCAGGTAGTAGTAATCACCACTCATTCCGCCCCAAACAAGCTTGTTTCTGAGATCTCGGACCTCCGCACTGTAGTAAGCATACAAAGACATTCCCCCTTTCCGATCGCCACTGAAGATGTGATCGTTAAAACTCATCGGCCCGTCTGTAGCCCTGATTCCGTGAAAAAGTGTCCACCTGTTGTTTTGGATCTCTAACGAATCGTTGCCGGCATAAGCTCTAAAAAGTGTAGTAAACAACGTGTTGAAGTGTTGGATACCACTACTAGTTGATACGATATGTGTACTTCCCCAGCCATTCCAAACGATCTTGACATTGTGTAACTCCCACAATACCACGGAAATACTACATGTATTCGTCCTGTTGAATTTCAGCACCGGCTTTTCGGCACTCACGCACTCAAGGTTACTCTTGAACCTTCCGCCAAAGAACACAAGATTACTCCAATCAAACGTAGTGTTATTGGAAACGTTGTAAGTGTATGAATACCTGTCAGGAGATGTGTCTTTCACCAGAACGATTGTAGGATTGCTTCCAACAATGTTTCTGATTCTGCCCAACGTCAACGCAGGATTGGAATACGAGGCCGTGTTTGTGTTATCGTTGCCGTCTGAGGACAGCCACCTCACGGAGAAGCCGTTGAGATTCCTGTAACGGTTGTATACCTCGTTGAAGATCGCCTGTAGATCGCTTTTCGTATGCCAGATGAAGCCCTCAGTGTTTTCTTGCACAACGCCATTGCTCACGTCAACGTTGTAACTGAATATTCTTTGCCAATCTTTCCTAGTTATCTTGTCTCTCGGGATGAATTTGTATCTCACCCTGCCGGTTTTTATCATCGTGTCCCCCCAAACGGCCAAGACCTGCCGAAGAGACCCCGCACGCTAGCAACCAGACTGTTGAAGTAATCTAGACTGCCCGAGAAGTTGATGAAGTTACTGACATTGACGTTGCTTGTTGTTTGGTTTACCTGTCTGACACTGAAGACCTCGCCAAGCAGGTTGT